CTGAACCTGCCAACTGAACTGCTGAACCGCTCACTTTGTCGGCGGTGCTGATTGTGCTTAGTTTGCTGTCTCCGATTGAACCGGCCAATTTTGCCGCTGAAATGGAGCCTGCAAGCATGCCATCTGTGACGGCAAGATCTGAAATCTTGAGACCTGAAGAGTTTTCCAATCCTCCTGAACCATTCAACTGAATTGCTGAACCGCTGACTTTGTTGGCTGTGGTGATTGTGCTTAATTTTGCATCACCAATTGAACCGGCCAATTTTGCCGCTGAAATGGAGCCTGCAAGCATACCGTCGGTAATTCCTGAGGCTTTAACGTTCAAAGAATCGCCGGTGATTTCAATGGAAGAATCATCAACTGAAACATTTAAAGTGTCACCGGTTTTGGTTAATCCCAATCCCGCTGTCACCTGCCCAAGACCGCTGAAACGAACGAATGTCACCGTATCAGATCCAAGACTTGAAATGGTCGCTGTTTGCACATACGCTTCATCTGCGTTGGTGCTTCCTTCAGTAATGAACAAAGCTGCACCATTCAGTTCTGCAGCGGTGTCAGCAAGTGGGGCGCGAGTCATCGCAGAACTTGAACCATTAAAGATATAAATACCGTTTTCACTCGCTGCACTTTGGTCTTTCAATAATACGCGGTCACCGCTGGACAAGGTCACACCATCAAAGGAGCTTGTTGCAGGGTTTGCAATGGTTACTGCTCCCGTTGAGGCTACGCGGGCGGGTTCTTTCCAGAACACACCCGAACCAACCAACCCATCAAGATATGCTTTTGATACTGCATCATTATCGTTTGATGGCGTGGTTGCAACTCGTAGTGTTCCACCTGAAAAGTCAAAGGTTTGACCTGAAATGTTAAGTTTTGAGCCTGAAATAGTGGCGTTCGCAATCTTTGATTCATCGATTGCAAGGTTTTTGATCTGGTTTCCAGCAATTTGAACTGACATTCTAATTTCCTAATTAAGGGGGGTATAATCTATTGTTAGTGTGTCACCTGAATTTGCTGTGAAAGTCGTTGTGAACGTGCTGGCGGTTGTCTCGCTGAATGTGTCGGTCTCTCGTTGTCTCAAACCATTTAGATACACCCTTAAACTGCCTGTCTTGTATTGTTCTGCAACTGTGAATGTTGTTTTTTCACCATCAATCTGATTGGTCAAATCCTCTTTTTTCACTTCTTCTTCACTCGTTGAAATCATAAATTTAAAATGTGCCATTGTCAAAAATTACGGATTATTTTTCATTAAGTCCGTTTCTCCTTCTGCTAGTTCTGAACGCTTCTTTGATCTGTGCTCTGTGTTGTTCATAGAATCCCTCTTTATTGAGGTTTGCAGGGTCTAGCAAAAAGGATGATTGGGGTGCAGGTCTGACACCTTTGTTTGTTTGGGGTATTTGTGCAGTTTGTGGTGGTGGCGCGGCGGCTTCACTTGGTGGTGCAACATCGAGGGGTGCAGCGGTTTCAGGGTGGAGACTTTGCAGGTGTGGTTTCAAAACGGTTGGGGCGGTGCTGGGGTCTGCAACTATTTTTTCTAACCAATCGGACAATGAAACCTGCTCCTTTTTGGGTCGTTTTGACATCTCCTTGTCGAATTGCCACTCTATTGCATCAATCACATCTGAATCAGAAAGACCGTGTTTGGTTATGGCTTGGTATCGGTTGAACTTTTGACCACTTGATTCAAGTTCTTTCTGCAGTTGTTCAACGCGCTGTGTCAATATATCAACGCTTGCATGCTTCTTTTCTGCAGCTTGCAATGCAGCTTGCAGATCTGATGTCTTTTGCTCTGCTAATGATGCACGTTCTGCAACCTTGCTGATTCTGCTTTTGATAATGTTTTCAACGTCTGTTTTCAAGATGTAGGTTTTGCCGTCAATCTCTTTTTCATTCATGTGTGTCTCCTGTTTTAGGTGGGTAGGGGGGCGTTTTTATCAAATATTTTCTTTCAGAAACCCGGAAGAAACCGGGAATACATTACATATATTCTGCTCTTTCTCGTTTGATTTTCAATAGCATTTCTCTTGCTTGGTCGTCATCGATTCCAGGATACATGATTTGCATTGCTTGCACCGGTGAAATCAATCCTGCAGAAAGTTTGGCTAATATATCCTCGCGTTCTGCTTTGATTTCCTCCGCTGACTTTGGAAGTTGTGCATATTGAATCCTGTATCCGTTTTCGGGTAGATTCCCACCAAGAAAACGATTGATAATCATTGCAGTTTTTGCAATAAGCCTGCAATCGATCAAGGAAAAAACAGATGCAAACGTTCTTGCAGATTCCCTCTGACCATCACGGCTGACTGAAAGTGCATAGCCGCTTCTTGGGTCTCCGCTTTGTTTCAATACCGATGAACTAAGACCGGCGGCGGTGCTTACTCTATATTCATATTGTGCAATCGCTTCCAATGTTTTCAGGGGGTCTGCACTTGGTTGAAATTGACCAATTAGCGGTTGACCTGTGTTTTCTGGGTCTTGATAAAACATCAAAATGGAAGAAGGGTCGGTGCTGATTGTTCTTCGTCGTGCAGTTGTGTCACCGGATACTGCATCAAGTCCTTGAATGCCTAGGCCGCTAGTATACTTCTGACTAAAGCAGCAATCGCGCACCAAGTGCACCCACCATGACATTAACGTTGCTGCAGAAAGTGCACCATAGCACATTTGTGAACCGTCAAAAGCATTCCATAAAAGACCGGTTTTTTCTGCTCTGTATAGTTCAACGGGCAAGAATGGTTTGTTGTCTCGGTTTCGATATGGGTATGCATCGCCTTCTTTTCTTGGTTCTCCTGTGTATTTCTCTGTAACGTCATCACCTAGTGCACCGGTGTTTGTTACCTCATGCAGACAAAAGACCGGTTTATTTGGGTCTCTTATATCAAGGATATCATAAACATAAACCGGTTCATTTGTGTCAGGGTCTATTCTTAGCCTTAACTCTTGATACAATAAAGGCACGTCAGGTGCATCGTCTGCGCTTTCACAATATACAAAGTCAGGTGTCACAATCCTATATTGTATTCCTGAACGGTCAAGGGGTGCATCAATCAAGGTGCTGACTGCATCAATCCTGACAAAGCATTCACGCAATGCAAGCGTCATTTGCTGGGTTCTTTGCATTAGTGGCCATAGTCCTGATTGTGTTATATATCCATCCCTTCCAACAAGTTCAGCAATGTTGTTGCCCTCATGGGTCACCGTTGGTGGTTGTGAATACAGCACGGATAATTGACGCGTGATTTGTTCCAATACGTTTGAAGACAGGTCCGGTGGTCCAATCGCCATGAATCGATCTGTACTGAAATGGCGGAGCATCTCGTTTTCAAGGTCGTTTTCCCATACTCCTTGAATCATTCTACGTCTTAATGCTGTATGTTCCCACCGGCGTTGGTCAGCTTCGGTGGGGGCGTTGGGCTTGTTTGGCACTTTGTATTGTTTCATTATGTTACTCGGATTCTTTGGTTTCTGTCAGGTCGTGTGTCTAGCGAGCTCGTTACACAGTATCTTAAGGCATCGATTGCATGACCGTGTGTGTCTGTGCTCCTTGCAGATTGGGTTCTTTGCATAGTCCAATTTTTCAAACTCTTGATTGTGTGGGTGCAGCGGCGGTGAATAAAGAACTGCTTTCGTGACATATTAGCATGAATCAATGACGCTGTGAAATAAACTGAATGTCTCCATTTTATTGGTCTTCTGATTGTGAACGGTAATCCTCTTGGGGGGTATTTTAATTGATGCTCAAATGCTCGCATCAACAATATATTTGACATTCTGAACCCGTCACGGCTTCTTTTCGCGTGGTGTGTGCCGTCACCCGTCCAAGATTCGACCTGTTCAGGTGTGATTCTGTTCCTTTTGCACATTTGAATGATGTTTGTCACGTGGGTTTCTGGTGGTGCTTGGCCGCTTACATATTCATCAAGAACATAGATAAAAGGTTGCTGTCCTGCATTATAGACAATGCATGAAAGAATCACTACTTGTGAATTCGGTGTACTTCCGTGGTCTATTCCGATACAGAGCTTGTATCGATCTGCACGTTGTGGAATGTTGCCGTCAAATATCATGGTGTCAGGGTCAAAGTTGTCAAATACTACACCAATGGGAGCAACATCAAAACTGCCTGTGATTCTTTGTTCACGGTCTACGGGTAGGTATTTTGATGTAACATCATCAATTTGTTCTTGGGTCAATAGGGGTTTGCAACCAATCGGGGTGGTTGATTCGACCGTCAAAGGAGCTTTGAAACATGCAATCTTGCCTTGTTCAATCATATCTTTCATGTAGGTTACATCAACGTTGCCTACTGGGGTCATACTGATTGCAACGGTTCCTTGCTTTCCTCCTGCCCCACCTCTCAATGTTCTTGCAATGCAGGTATTGAACACAGTAGAATTGACGGGTTCATCGATGACCACCAAACTAACCGATGCAGATTCAAGACCAATGCCCTGTGCAGCGGTTTTGATGCGGATTATGCTGTTGTTTTGAAACCTCACAAGCGGTGCAAGTCCTCTGAATCCTTTTCCTCTGATGAACTCACAAGAGGGGTGCAGTTCATATTTTGGTATCATATCAAATAGTTTTTGCTGAATCGTTCGGCTTTGTTCGTGACTGTGCGTTATTAACCATGCTTCAATTGGTGCAGGGTCGGTTTTGATTGTTGGGTGTCTGTTCAGACAATGCGCAATTAGCAAATAGCATGCTGCTGCAGTCTTTCCGACTTGGTTTCCACCAATCAAGGCTTTGACCTTTGCAGGTGATTCAATCCATGCCTTTTGGGGTGGGGTCGGCCTGAAATAGATATAGGGGTCTTCATTGGCTTTGTGTTTTAACCAAGCAATCTTTGATGCAATACCATTAAGTGACATATTTGGATAGGGATAGGATAGTAGATAGATAGATAGATAGATAGGATTCTTTACAGGACCAGGAATGAAAAATTTTTTTCAAAACCCGGATTTGCAATAAAACATTTCAATCACGTTGCCAAAAAAGCTGCACACATGATTTATATGATTCTTCTTCAGGGAATTTGTCATAGCAATATGTTTGAATCTGTATCCTGTTTTGTATATTGGATATCGATTCACATTGTTCACCGTTCGTTTGACTGTCAATCCCTCTTGTGAATTGCAAGCACATTGCAGATCTGCAGAGCATATCATTGTGCTTTTCTATGTATTCCGGTGCACATATCGGTTTGATTATGTCCAGATCTGTCAATTGAAGAATCACTTCTTGTTGCTTTTCTGCTGTTTTGGGTGGTTCAATAATCACCGGCGGTTTTGGTTTTGCGAGCTGTTGAACACCAATCGTGCTACCAATCCCAACTGCAAAACATACTGCACCTACAATAATCATGTCAATCATCGTCTTTTTCATCTCCTTAACAACCTGATATTTGTATTTTCTAGTATTTCAGACACCAATTCTTGCTGCAGAACTGGAGGAAGACAAAGAATCATGTTTGAAATTTCACCAAGAATCTGTGTGTCAGTCAATTCAGCAAAACGATTTTCACCCTGTTCTGCTTCTAGGCTGCGAATTTGCAACGTGACCTGCAACAATTGACGCTGCAATGCTGCATAGGCTTGCCATGATTCTGACTTTGCACTTTTTGCAATCGCGTTTTGCAGGTCCGTTGATTGTTTCACCAACAATTCATGCACATCAAGAGATTTCTTTGCGTCGGCTGATTCCATTTCGCTTGAATGTTCATGAATTGTTGTCCGTTTGTAGTTGTGTTTTCTCTCTAGCAACCAAGCTGCACTTTTCCAATTCCCCTTTGCGCACTCTTCACGAATCACGGCAAGTGCAGAAAGTGCACTCTTGCTTTCTGCAGTCCTGAATGCCTTCAAGAATCGTTTGAATCTGCTGTTGGTCTTGTCCTGCTCTCCTTTACTAAGCCATCGATACAACGTGCGCTGACTGATACCACCGGCTTCTGCTGCAATCGCGTTGGTTGCTCCCATTTCGATTGCTGCAATGATTCTTTGCATGGCTTCGTCATCTTTGTTGGTCTTTCTGTTCATTTCGTCACCGTCTTTTCTTTTTTTTTCATGTTGTCTCCTGTTTTTTTTGAAAAAAATACCCTTTTTTTCAAGAATGTCGCGCCTTT